CCGTCGCCGGGCAGCTCGAGTTCGACCCGGGCCAGTCGAGCAACTACTTCACCGCCTTCCACCACGACATCGTCGCCAAGCTCAACCTGGCCGCCCGCAGCGACCTCGTTGCCTTGTCGCACCGTGCGGTCGAGTTCGCCCAGGAGTACAGCGTCGACAACGTGTGGCAGCGCCACTGGGCGCCGCTGATCGCCTCGCTGGAACCGCAGCCACCGGCGGCCGACAAGCCGTTGATGCAGCGGGTCGACGTGATCGTGCCGCTGGTGCGTGACCACAACCGGGAACGCTTGGAGTCGTCGTTCGCAGCAACCGCACCGCTGACGGCCCGGATCATCGAAGGCGTCGAAGGGCGCAGCTACGCCGAGAACGTGAACGCCTGCCTGCGGTCGTCGACCGCTGACTGGGTGCTGGTCGTCGGTGACGACGTTGAGTTCCTGCCCGGCTGGTTCGAGGCCGCCGCACCGCTTACTGACACTTGGGACGTAATCGGCACTAACGACTCAGAACCCGGACGGATCCGCAACCCTGAGGTCGCCGCCGGTCGCCACGCCGACCACTTCTTCGTCCGTCGCAGCTACATCGACACCGACGGCGCCAGCCTCGACGGTCCCGGCAGTTTGATCAGCGAGGACTACGGGCACTGGTTCGCCGACAAGGAACTGGTCGAGCTGGCCAAGGCCCGCAACACGTTCACCCCCTGCCTCGACTCACGGATCGTGCATCACCATCCCGGCTACGACGGCCGGGAGGATCTGCGTGCCGGCGACCCGGTCTACGCCGCAGCGGTCGACCGGGCCGACACCGACCGGGCCACCTGGCTGGAGCGGGTCGGGTTCATCGACGACGAACGTGCCTGGCGGGCTCAGCGGTGACGAGACCGAAGATCGTCGACACGTTCCTGTTCCACGACGAGCTCGACATGCTGTTCTGCCGCCTGTTCGAGATCGGCGACATCGTCGACCACATCGTCATCGTCGAAGCGACCACCACCTTCCGGGGCGACCCGAAACCGTTGTGGTTCGCCGAGCACCGCAACCGGTTCGCCTTCTGGGCTGACCGGATCGTGCATGTCGTCGTCGATGACCTGCCCGGCGCCGACGTCGAACCGGATCCGTGGCAACGCGAATACGAACAGCGGCGCCGCACCCTGGCTGCTGTCGCCGACCTCGACCTGGCGGCGCACGACATCGTGTTGCACGGCGACGTCGACGAGATCCCCCGCCGGTTCCATCTGCGCAACGTCCGACCGACCGGTCTCGTGCCGTTCGGGATGCGGTTCCACCCGTTCGCTGTCGACTGGCTGCATCCGCACCGGTGGCACGGCACGGTCGCCGCCACCTGGGCGACGGTGCAGACGCTCGGCGACTCGGCGATGCTGACGATGCGCCTGGCCCGTGACACGGTGCCTTGCCCGTCGCACATGGCCGACGCCGGCTGGCACTTCTCGTGGGTCGGCGGCAACGACTACGCCCGTCGGAAACTGGTGTCGTTCTCGCATCACGAGATCGTCGACCGGGTCCAGGGCGAACTGGTCGACGACATGTTCTGGCGGGACGGCTGGCATGTCGACGGGACGAAGCTCACGCCGGTCGATGTCGACGACACCTGGCCGCTGTGGGTGACGGATCGCTGCTGTCCCGATGTGTGGTTCCGACCGAGGATCGAGGTGCCCCGATGGCCATCGTGAATGGATACACGACCTTGGCCCAGATCAAGGCTGAGATGCGGATCGGCACCAACGACACCGCCGACGACACCCGCCTCGAGCTGGCTGTGGCCGCAGCGTCACGCCAGATCGACGCCTACTGTGGCCGCCGGTTCTGGCAGGACGCCACCGTGAAGGTGCGCGAGTTCTTCGCTGACGGGCCGGTCACCTGTTTCACCGATGACATCTCGACCACGGTCGGTCTGATCGTCGCTGTCGACGAGGCCGAGGACGGCAGCTACAGCGAGACGTTGACGCTTGGCACCGACTTCATCTTGCTGCCCGCCAACGCTGACGACGACGTGCCTGCCCGGCCGTTCACCGAGATCCGCATCGTCGAGACCGACAACTACTCGGGGTTCCCGTGGCGGACGCTGCGGCCGAGTGTGCGGGTCACCGCCAAGTTCGGGTGGCCGGCGATCCCCGACGACGTCACCAAGGCAGCGCTGATTCAGGCGTCGCAACTGTTCAAGGCCAGCGACGCCGTGTTCGGTGCCGCCCAGTTCGGTGAGGCCGGTGTGGCCCTGCGGGTGCAGGCCCGGCTGAATCCGATGGCCGAGGCGCTGCTCGAGGCCTACGCCAAGCCGAGGGTGGCCTGATGCCGACGGTGACGCAGGTGCGTGACGAGCTCGCCGACATCATCACCGATCGTGCCGGGTTGCGCGCTGCCGCACTGGTGCAGGACACCATGATCCCGCCGATTGCGATCATCACCCGTCGCCCGTTCGACCCTCGCATGATCTTCAGCCAGGCCAAGGCCGCCTACCAGTTCACGATCACGATCTACGTCGACCGGACATCCGAGCGTTCAGCACAGATTCAGTTGGACCAATACCTCGAGCTGACCGGCAATGACTCGGTGACCGCTGCGATCCAGAACAGCGCCAACTGGACCCTGACCGTCGACTACGCGCAGGTCACCCAGATCGGCGAGGTCCAGGCCGTGATCATCGGCGAGTCGAACTACTTGGCTGTGCCCCTCGACGTGGAGGTCGTGTTCTGATGGCATTCACCGCTGCAAACAAATCCCGGGTGCTTGCCGGGTCGTTCAGCTACTCCTGCTACAGCCGTGGCTTCTCGATGTCGCGCAGCACCAACATGCTCGAGGTGTCGACGCTGTGCGATGACGCCAAGGCGTTCATCCCCGGCCAGGAGTCGTCGACGGCGTCGTTCGATCTGATCTACGACACCGCCCAGGCATCTCATGCGAACACCTGGGCGACTGCTGGTGCCCTGCCTGTCACCTACCTGCCCGTAGGCATCAGTGTCGGCGCCAGTGCATTGCTGCTCGATTCGTTCCGCACCGAGTACAGCATCTCGAGCTCGCCGACCACCACGGTCGACGCCACGTTGGTCACCGAACCGACAGGTGAAACCGGATACGGCGTCTGTCTGGCGCCGCTGACAACGATCACAGCCAACAACAACAGCGCATCGGTCGACAACGCCGGGTTCACGCAGCGAGGCGCCATCCTGCACCTGCACGTCACCGAGTTCTCGGGCTTCACGTCCAACGTGATCCGGGTTCAGGAATCAACCGACAACTCGACATGGTCATCGCTTGCGGTGTTCGACACCGTAACCGGCACCACCAGCCAACGGCTGGTGATCACCGGCAACGTCCTGCGATACCTGCGTGTCAACCAAGTCGTCACCGGCACCGGTTCGTGCACTGCACTGGTTGCCGTGGCACGGCGCTAACCCGACCTCAACCCCCGAGGAGACTGACATGGCCTTCAGAGCCGGAACCACCAGCTATTTCGCGCTGCACAACGTCGGCGGCACGATGATCAACCTGAGCCAGTACATCGACTCGCTCACGTTGCCGGCGACGACCGACACCGCTGAGGTGTCGGTGTTCGGCACGGCTGCGAAGGTGATGATCACCTTGCAGACCGGCGGCGAGCAGATCAGCATGAGCGGCCCGTACGACGCACCGTTGGCGACGCAACTCGACAACCTGAAGAAGGCTCACGCTGCCGGGTCGGCGGCGTCGGCGTTCATCTGGGGGCCGGGCGGGTCCGTGGCCAGCGAGTACCGGGTCGCTGGGTCGGTGTTCGTCACCCAGTTCGACCTGTCGTCGAGCGTCGGCGGCCGGGTCGAGTACTCGGCGTCGCTGCAGATCACCGGCGCCGTCACCACCAACACGTTCTGATCCGGTGGCTGCGACCACAGGCACCGGGTTCAGCGCCTCGGTGCTGTCGGCGTACGTCGCCAACTTGGAGTCGGTGCTCGACGCCGACGCCAACCGGCGGATCACCCGTGCCGCCGGGTTCGCAGCCAAGGACGCCGGCCTCAGTGCCGCTGTCGACAAGCTTGGCGGCGACCGGGCGATGTCGGGCTACAAGAACGGCAACATCAAGCTCGGCGTCGGCTTCGACACCGGGCCGTGGCGTGTCGATGTCAACCATCGGCCGAAGGGGCTGTGGCTGTTGGCCGACGAGGGCCGCAAGCGCAGCGGCCCCATCTACCCTCGCCAAGGCCGCCGCAAGTCGATCGCACCGGTGCCTGGTCGTGCAGTGCTGACGCCGTTCGGGCCTCGGGCATCGTCGTCGTTTGGCCCGTCCAAGGGCACCGGCGTGTTCAAGCTGGCCGCTGCCCGGGAACGGGACGCAGCACCCAAAGCGGCATGGCGACAGCTGCAGACCGAGTTCCGACGTATCACCCGGGGGTGAGCTGAATGGCGTTCCAGGATCGGCTCACCGTCGTCATCGACTTCGTCACTGGCCCCGCCCAGTCCGGGCTGAAAAAGCTGCGCGCCGACGTCGCCCAGGCCGAAGGTGCGATGGGCAAGGCCAAGGCCGCAGCCGCTGGGCTCGGCGGCGCTCTGCAGCAGTACGCCGGGCAGGCTGCGTTCGCCGCCGGTGCTGCGCTGGTGACGTTCGGTGTGAAGTCGGTCAAGGCGTTCCAAGACACTGCACTGGCTGCAGGCAAGTTCGCCGACGCGACCGGCGCCTCAGTGGAAAGTGCGTCACGCCTGATCGAGGTCGCTGGCGACCTCGGCATCAGCGGCGAAACGGTGCAAGGCGCCATCCAGCGCATGAACAAGGCGATCGCCGACGGCAAGCCATCATTGGACGGCCTGGCCGACTCGATCGTGCGCGCCAAGGACGGCAGCGTCGATTCGGCGGCGACGTTTGAGAACCTGATCACGAGAATCGGCGGCATACGCGACGCGACCGAGCGCGCCAAGGTCGCTCAAGAGGTGTTCGGTCGCAGCTACGGCGAAATGGCCGAACTGATGAACATGTCTGCCGGTCAGCTGGCCCGGCGGCTTGAAGACGTGTCCGATCAGAAGGTCATCAACCAGCAAGAACTCGAGCGGGCCCGCAAGTTTCGCGACTCGATGGACGAGCTGCGTGACCGGGTCGACGACGCCGCCCTGGCGGTCGGCGAGAACCTCGTCCCGGCACTGACCACGGTGGCCGATGCGTTCGGCGCAGTCAGCACAGCGATCGAGGCCACACCGCTCGACGAGATCGGCAAGTTCTTCTCTGTCGGCGCCGGCGGCTGGGGGCTGATCCAGAAAGGCGTCGACCGCTGGAAGCAGTCGTGGAACAACCTGTTCGGCGACGGCGGCGAAGTTGAAACGTCGATCAAGACGATCGAATACGGCACCGAAGCTGCGGGCGAAATGGCCGCCATGTACGCCGAGCGCATCCCCCCGGCGGTTGAGCAGTCCCGTGTGGCTGTGTTCCGGTTGCGGGACGCCACCGCCGACGCCGAAGCCAAAGCCCAAGACCTCGAGGACCAGTGGGCCACGTTGTTCGGCACGCTGGACGACCAAGAGGCGCTGCTCAATCTGCAGGATCAGTTCGACCAGTTGTACGCCGCCGGAGTCGAGGCGTATGCCGCAGGCGTTGAGGGTTCCGACAATGCTGCGGAAGCGCAGAAGCGCCATCAGCAAGCGATCATCGACACCAAGCGGGAGATCGCCACCTACGCCAAAGAGGTGCTCGGCCTGCCGGTCGAGCGGGTCACCAAGATCCTTGCCGACATCGACGAAGGCAAGCTCGACCAGATCGAACGGCAGCTGCAGATCCTGTCCCGCAACCGAACCATGAACCTGTCGATCATCGCCAAGGGTGGCGCCGGCTACGACCTGCCGTTCGGTGGTCGTCGTGCACAGGGTGGCCCGGTGCAGCCCGGCAAGGCCTACGTCGTTGGCGAAGAAGGCCCCGAAGTCATCGTGCCAAGCCAGTCCGGCATGGTCATCCCGAACGGCGGCACCCGAGCGATCACCAGCGGCGCCGCTGCCGCCGCCCCGATGGTCGTGAACATCACGACCGGCGCCGACCCGGAAGACGTGGTGCGGGCGATCGAACGCTACAAGCGCCGCAACGGCTCGCTGCCGTTCATCTAAGGGGGCGCGATGCCGGCACCGACAACCACGGTCACCGCCTACCTCGAGCTCAGCGCCACCGGCGGCAGCTTCTTCATCCTCAACGACCCGGTCAAGGGTGAGCTGGACAACGCCACCTACACGTTGGCCGGTCTGGTCGGCATCCCGACCGACATCACCGACCGGGTGAACCGGGTGTCGATCACCCGTGGCGCGTCGTCGCCGTTGTTCTCGGCCCGGACGCCGCCGGCGGCCCGCTGGTCGGTGCAGTTGAACAACGAGGACCGCCAGTTCGATCCGTCGTTCCCGTTCGGGTTTGGCAGCAACGTGGTGCCGGGCCGTCGCATCAAGGTGCAGTCGAACGGGATCACGATCGTCGACGGCCAGGTCGAGGACTGGAACTACGAGTATCAGCCGTCCGGCCGGTCGGTGGCGGTGATCGACGCGAGCGATTCGTTGGCGTCGCTCGCAGCGATCGAACTGGACGCCTTCACCGCCACCGCCAGCCAGTTGCCGGGTGCCCGGATCAACGCCGTGTTGAACCGG